CCTGAATATAGCTTTTGACAATCAGTTTTAACATTAAAACTATTATCTTGCGAACTGTATTCATCAAAATCAGAATATAATTGTTCAACTAAAGATGTTGTTGGAACTATTATAATAGATTTACGTTTAGCATTTAGATGCCAACGAAGTAATCCATATATTATAAGAGATTTACCTGATGCGGTTGGAGAAAGCAGTAAAGTTCTTTCTTCGTTTATAGATTTTTGTACAGCATCTAACTGGTAATCCCGAATCTGTATTTGATTCCCTCTGCTGTGTGGATTAAGAATACCAAAGAATTGTTTGATTTGTTCTTGGCTAACTTCGTGGATTCTCTGAGGAGTTGTAAAATCTTTGTTTGGGATAAATTGTATTTTGGTTTGATTTCTTTCTGCGAACTCCAACAAATAATTGTGCAATCCTGCATATAGAGTTTTTCGGTGCAAATCATACAATCTGATATACCCATCCCATAACCTCGCTTTATATTGTGGTGTAAATTGATAACCAGGAACTCTAAACTTAAAAAAATCTGATAAGTTTTGTTCTTCGTCTGGTTCGCCGTAAACTCTAAAATATACTTCGCTTATCTTTTCAAAATAAATCATTGTATTTTTGTTATCACATTATTTTCTATTAATACTATACCATGTCCCTCTTTTGGTACTTTTTTATCTGTGATTGTTTTATCCCTTCTAGTTGCAACCCATATTAATGTTGGCACATTAACAAAAGGTTTTATTCTGTTGACCCACCATTCTATATTTTCTTGTATTACATGAACATCTCTACCATCTTTCAATTTTCTACCAGTTGCCCAGTTAGCAATACCATGATATACAAACTTATTTGCTTTAGAGTATATTGTTTCTAAAGTTTTATCTAACTCAAAATCCTCAATATGTTCTAATACATCTGTATTTATTACAGCATCAAACATTTTATTCGGAAGAACATCAATACCTTCTACTGCTGGATCATATAGAGTTGGTAATATTCCTCCAAAAAATTCTTCATGTTGTAGTCTTTCTTTATATTGAAACCCTTTACCAGAACCAAAATCTAATATACTTGTTATTTTCCGTTTTTTTATATGAGGTCTTAATAGTGGACCATGCCTTTTTAATGAAGCACCTCTGTATCGTTTGGGGTCTTGATGTTGCCATTTATATTCCGATATTAAATTCATTACATACCAACTAAAAACTGTTTCCATTTAATGCCATTTGATATTTGAAAGTCTCTAGATTTTATTTGAGACATAACAGACTCTAAAAAATATATAATAGAGTTAAGATATTCTACTTTGATATCTAAGTTGTTAAGGTCGTCGTCGCCAGATAAAAACTCATCCATCTCGTTCTTCAATGGCTTAACACCTTGCCACTGCTCCCAACCAAGATTTTGTAATTCTTGACGTGATAGTTCTCCACGATAATATCTGAACTTATTTTTTCTAAGTATATTATATTCGTGTTTAACTTTAGATAAACGTAGTTTGTTATCTATCAAATACTGAATGTATTTTGCATGAAGGTTTGGCGTTTTGGTTGATTCTTCGCCCAAGTGATCATCATCAATACTGCTATCTTCCTGCCACATATTTTGCAAATCTTCAAGTTTCATATTAATCTCCATAGTAATTCCCATAATATTATAATATAATTTATAATTTAGATAAACTTATATCTTGCATATCTCAAAGTTACATCCCCAACCAGATATTGAACATCTGCATTTGTTGACTGAAATATCATAGAAGTTATGCTTATTGGAAACACATCCTGAAATTGCACGGTTTGTACAGCAACATTATTAGATCCTAATATTTCCAAAGTAGCATCAGAATAATTTTTTGCAAGATCGTTTAATAGTTGCCTTGTATCATTTGACATATAATCAATATATTGATCATAGCTTTCTGGAAACCCTAATGCTATGATCCAATTATGTAACTGTAAATAATTAGCCATATCTTCATCAACTAAAAATCTAACATTCAAAGTATCGTAAGATAGAATTTCTCCTGGAAGTGGTTGTACAGAAAATGGTGTATTCATTTCTGGTGCACCTAACGATATTCCAGGAAGGTTTACTTCTTGACAGAAATATGTTAGTGCTGGGGTTTTTTGAATACTAAATCTAAATCCATTTGGTGACAAAGGATTTATATTAGTTGGTACTGGACACGTTAAAGTTCCTGCCATATCTACTCCATAAAGTGTTTTTATTATTTAGGTAAAAAAAAGAGGGAACCGAAGTTCCCTCTTAAGGTGCCGATCTACGTCAGCTTAGTCAGTAACTTGACTTAATACTACATTAAGTTCGTTACTTTAACCAATCTGTAGTAGTAGTTCTCATCAGCTGTCAATCCACCTGAACCGTCAAGCTCAACGAATGGGTTAGCAACTAATCCATAACGTGTCTTGAAGCCAATCTTGGGCTGGAAGGTGTTAGGATCAACCGCACGAACCATTTGGAGAGGAACGTATGGGCAGTAGAAAAGACCAGCATCAAAAGCAGACGTACCTTTGTAACCAACACAGAAGAATTGGTTAGCATTGTTAGTATTGCTTGAGTATGGGCCAACATAAACTTTGTACTTACCGTTAAGAACACCAGCAAAAGTTGTTGATGCTTCGTCAACGTTCAAGCTAGTTGAAAGAGCAGGTGCGTAATCAAGAACACCAGCCATTGCAAGAGCAGAAGCAACGTCTGAAGAAGTGATAATGAAGTTACCACGACCACGACGTGTTTGCTGAGCAATCACGTTAGCTTCACGCTCGATTTGGAACAATAGTCCCTTGAATTTTTCAACTGACCAACGACCGTTAGAGTCTGTGTCAAGATCGAAAGTACCAGCAGTTGTTGTACCAGCTACAGCTCCTGGCTTAGCAGTTGTGTAGATTGTACGAATAACTTCTCGGTTGATCTCAGCAAGAATCTCAGCAGAAAGAATATTGCTAAGTTCAGCTTCAGCGTCAAGACCGTGGACAGACTTAAGATCCTGAGCAAGTTCAACAGAGTACTCAGCTTTAAGAGCACGTGTCTTAGCTGTTACTGATGTACGCTCGATTGAGAAAGCCATTTGACCAAATGCGTCAGCAAGTGAAGCACCTGAGCCAAGAGCTTCAGCCTCAGCAGTTGAAAGACCTGTACCAGTTGTGTAAGTACCTGAAACTGGGTTAGAACCAGAGTGAGAACCCTCACCTGATGTATCTGTATCAGCTTCTTTGTAAAGAGCTTCTGTTCCACCTTGTGAAGTGTAACGACTCTTCATTGCGAAGATAAGACCAGTAGGCTGAGTCATTGGCTGAACACCAGCAACGTCATAAGCAATAAGTTGTGGCATTGCACGACGTACTAGTGAAATCAATACTGGGTCAAATTTAGCAACACCATCAGTATTTGGGAAGTTACCAACTGAGTTAGCAGGTGCGCCATTAGCTAGTGTTTCATGAAGAATACCAGCTTGTTTTGCCATTTCACGTTCTTGGTTTTCAAGAAGAACTGCCGTAACTTCTTTACGATAGTTATCCTTAATTTCTGGAAGAGAATCGTGGCTAAGAACTGGTGACCACTTCTCCATTAATTGTTTGCGATCCATTATAGTTTCCTTGTTATCTAAAAGTTGTATTAGCACCTAGTGCCTGAGTGTATCGTGACATAGTCTCAGAAAGAACTTTTTGTTCGACCACAGGCTCATCAGTGACAACAGAATTAACTTCTGTTTTTGCCTTATTTGTGAAGTAATTTTCACGGATTGTCTGAAGTTTAGTTTTAAATGTGTCAACATCTTCATATGAAAGTTCTTCAGCCAAACCTTTAAATTTTTCAGTTTCAGTATCAGTCATTCCTTCACTTGCTTCTGCAATTGATTGAATTTTTTTGATATTATCAAGTTCTTTCTTAATAGAAAGACTTTGTTCAACTGATTCATTTAATTTAGCTTGCAAATCTTCAATTTGTGTTTCCATATCACCTAAAACATCAAACTTTTCTTCAGGAATATCAATGTAGTGCTCTTCAAAGAGAGACTTCAAACCACCGATAAAACCTTCAAGAATTTCAGACTTCATACCAGATTCAAGGGCAAGTGCATTCTTTTCCATCCACTGCTCGACCATAAGACCGAGATATCCATCAACTTGTTCAACAAGACCCTCTTGAATTTCTACTTGAGCTGCAGCAAGTTTTTCTTCATATGACTCTTCAAGTTTAGCAACTTCTTGCTTAACTCTATTAAGAACTGCAGCTTCAAAAATTGTAGTAGCTTTGGTTTTAAACTCTTCACTGAGTTCTTCACCGTTTACCAATGCAGCAACATCTTCAGAAACATCAACTGAAATTTCTTCTTTTACTGCTTTCATTGGCTCAGCAGCAACTGCATCTTTCTTAGCAACATTAGATGCTTCTTTAGTAGAAACTTCTTTGTTTGTAGCAGCAGCTGCTTTTTTGTTTTCATTGTTATCTTCTTGATCGTCCTCTTCTGCGTCAACTTTTTTCATTGGCTCAGCAGCGACTGCATCTTTAGTAACTACGTTTTCTTCTAAAGACTCATCATAAGAATCTTCGATTTGTTCTTCAGTTTCCTCTTGGATTTGACCTTTAAGTTTTCTGCTCTCTTCCAAAAGTTCACTTATTTTTTGTTCGATAGACATTCGTTTTATCTCCTGTGAATTTCTATTGAGATCCCTCAATAATAGTATTTATATTATTTAATTTTTTGTAGAAAATGTTGGAAAGCCATAATTTTAGCTTCCTGTAATTGAGAAGATTTAGCTTTTCTAATACTTTTCTGCATCTCCTCAAGGTCCTTTTCCACGAATTTACCATTAACAAAAGCCCACTCCTTAGACTCCATAACACCTTCTACAAAAGCATCTGGGGCAGAGGGATCTGCAACAATGTCTGCAGCAGTAGCAAGGACAAAATCATTTGAAACTTCAGCGACGCCATCTCTACCTGATCGCAAAGTTCCCATACCTCTTGACGAAACACCAATTGATGCGCCTTCATCTAGAAGGTTTTTTACAATCTTTCCATATGGTGTATCCATAATTTTTGCTTTACCAATAAAATTATCACCGTCTTCATAGAGTTCTTTAATCATATGGCTAACACGATCAAGATTTATTGTCGGTGAATCAGGATGTCCTAGTTCACCAAAAGCACGATTTTTTAAAATATATTGATCATTGTATCGTTTTACTTCTTTTTGTAAAACTTCTTTTGGATAAACACGTCCATTTCTATTTTTTAAATTAGACTGGAGGAATACTCCTTTAATATAGTATTCCTTACCTTTACCCAGTTTTTCTTCAGTAATAAATTCTACGGTTTCGTTTAATTCTTTAATTAGTTTCATTGTTAGTCCTTATGCTGAGATTGATGTCTCATCATCATAAATACCATACTGCTCAGGTTGAATCTTAGTTGACCATCCATCGCCTTTATGTAACTTTACCCACAATTCTCCAGCAGCATTAGTAAATGTAACAACTATATCACTTGTATTTTCTTGAGAATCTGGAACCATCATCTGACCATTCATTTCTAGTGCTCCAGCAGCACCAGTTTGAAGTTGAGTAATAATTTTAGAATTACGAGTTATTGTAATAAGACCACCATTCGCCCCTGTCCATTGCAGCCCAGCAATATTAACTACTTGAGTTCCTGCAGTTCCTGCTACTTCTGTTGAAGCTGTAAGATCACTTCCATCTAAATCCAATGTTGTTGTGTC